AGACAGCCACCATCCCAAGCAAGTTCTCGTCTTTTTCTTCAATCATTAGTGTGTCTCTTTCCATGAGTTACCTACTTTGTATTCACCGTCCAGAGGACAGCGCATTTTCAACATTATACCAGCTTCTTTGATAGCTGCCTTACCTAAGATACCTGCTTCTTCTGCACGCTGTTCTTCCACTTCAATCTGCCACTCGTCATGGACATTGGCAACCATCTTAAAGTCTATCTTGGATTTACGCAACTTCTTATGCAAAATAACAACAGCCTGTTTCATTACTATCGCACCAGCGCCTTGCAGTAGCGTGTTGAGCGCCGAATGTTCTGCACGAACGAGTAACTTTCGTCCGTCAAGACCTTGTAGCCATCCTTCTTTAGCGTAGAGACGAGCCACTTTCTCTCTGAGCCTTTTAAGTTTCGGTGTGTTTTGTAGAAAACTATCAATGAGTTTTTGTCCCTCTTTCGCACTACCTCCAACAATCGACCCGATTTTGGCACTTCCTGCGCCATAGAGAAAGGCATAGATAAACGTCTTAGCTTGATTCCTCGTTTGCAACCCAGCAGCGGTTTGGTTCGCTGTGTGTATATCGCCTGATACAACCTCATTCGTATATTCATTGTCGTTCATATAGTGAGCCAACATCCTTAACTCCAGTCCTGAAGCATCAATGCCAACTAACTTATATCCTTTCTCTACTGTCCACAAATCCCTACACTCGTGTCCGTAGGGGCTTCCGCTGTTAGGCACTTGCGCCATGTTCGGACTCATGTGTGTCATACGACCTGTGACAGCTCCGTTAGTGATGACACGACCATGAACCCTTCCGTCTGCGCCAACTGCGTCTAGCCACGATGTAATCTGTGCTATTCGCTTTTGCAGCATCATGTATTCTGCGAGGGTTTTGGCTTCCGGGTAGTCGAGACTGGCGAGGACTTCTTCGTCGACGATAACGCTACCTTTTTCGGTACGCTTTTTGGGTTTCCAACCCTTTTCTTGAAGTCTCTCTGCAATTTGCTGTCTGCTGCCGGGGTTGAACGGGGTGACGATGTCTTTGAGGGGCTTGCCGATTTTGCTAATCCTGTTAGATTCGACTTTGGGTGGAAATAACTCTTGCATCTCAACTTGAATAATATCCAGCTTAGTTTTAAGTTCAGCCAAGAGAGATAAAGCTGATGCTTCGTTGAGTTTAAAGCCGTTTCGCTCTTGCTCTGCGATGATGATTGCGACTTCGTGTTCGAGTTTGATGCTTTCTTTTGAGAAACCATTTTCCATCTCCTGAGTTAAGTGTTTGTAAAGTTCTGCTGTTACTTTTGTGTCTTGAATACAGTATTGCAACATCTCATCGGTAAGACCGCCGTCAAAATCTGTGAAGTCGCCTTTAGGGAAACCCAGACGATTGCCCCAAGCAGCAAGACTGTGTCCATCTTCTAGGCTAGGGTTGTACAGCCGTGACAACACTAGCGTATCAACTACTTGTGACTTTTTGACCTGTATTCCCCAAACTTTCTTGAGTACAGGGAAATCAAAGAAGATGCCGTTGTGAGTGACAATGCTGTCGCAGTTGTTGATAAAGGCTTGCAGTGCAGTTGGTTGCACAAAGGTAGAGACAACATCCTTGTCAATGTCACGACACACAACACACCAAATTTTATCGTGGGTGCTGTTGGTCTCAATGTCAAGTATTATTCTCATTCTGCGCTATCTAATAAATTAACTATCTGCAAATTATAGCAGTCTGCTTTCACAGTGTAGTTATTTAATTTATCCACTTGACCTTTTCGTAAAAATACAGCATCTTCGTAATATTTTTGTTTTGGATAAACACCCAAGAACCATCCGCATGAATAATCGTCTTTTACCCGCACAAAACAATATAAATCACATTTTTGTTTTATATTAAAAGCAGCTACCGAACATTCATAGTGTGGTTTTGGTGCAACTTTTGTCTTTTTTGATTTTACATCTACTGTTTTTCCGTTGTCAAGGACAATATCGTATTCGTAAGTGTTGTGTTGTTTTCCGTGTAAAACTTCTAAAGAAATTAGCTCTCCTAAGAAACCTGTTAAGTTTCCATCGCCTTTTAAAATGCTGTTATTTAACGCACCCATCTCTGTTGCTTTATTTTGTGCTTGTTTTAACATCGTGTCAGTAACAACAATTTGTTTTATTAAACCCATAATTTTATCAAGCCTCCTAAGTACATCGCTACTGCCACAAACTCAACCGTGAACAAGGCATAGTCCTTCTGCTGCACTCCTGACCAAGCCCATAACCCACTACCAATCAAACCAAACCACAGGTTCAATGGAAAGATGTTTAGGCTAGTCAAGCCAATGCCAATCAGACAGAGGACAGTGCCAGTCCATTTCATTTCTTCTTAACTACTTTCTTTTTAACAACTAGCGGCACTTCTTCTACCTCTACTGGTATTGGTCGTGGTTCTTCAAACATTGCAGCAAGTAACTCTTGAATCTCCGGCTCAAGCAATGTAAACGACTTACCGTTGTTCATGTGGACATCACGGTCAACGATGTAAGTGACATTCTGTGTTTCTATGATAAGGTTATTTATCTTGACTAGCATTGGTTTCAATCCTTTTCAGTTCGTGTTCAATCATCTTCTGTGCATTGCTGAGTGCCTTAATCAACTGATTACAGTCTTCAACATGGTAAGCCGCTACAACATCAGTGCCTAACACCTTGTACGCTTCTAGCGTATCTCGAATGAGTTGCTTGAGCGTAGTTGTGAATTGCACTGCTTCATCAGCTTCACCAAAGAAGAAACCGTAGTCCACTGCACCGTTCTCGGCAATCCATACAAAGCCGTCTACTTTAACATTCTTACTCATCATTCATTCCTGTGATATACATGGTTAGGATTCTTTAGCATGGATTTAATAAGTTCATCCATATTAAAGAACCATTGAATAAACATTCTTCCATCGGGTTCGTAGATGGTAAAACTCACTTACCCTCCGCAATAAACTTATCCACAGCGACATCAATCTCATCGCCAATCATCCAGCGCCATTCCGACATATCACCATTACAGGCTATAACCGATGGTGCGACAATCTTAGGGTCAATATCCCATGACGCACTCTTTAGCCAGCGATAACGCTCGGCATCAGCATAGACAGCACGGTTATCCTGTATGCGACCAAAGACATCCCGATTAAGTGTGCGTAAACGGTCTATCTCCAAGCATAATGCGTTGATGTAATTACGGGTTACAGAGTATTCGTCTGTCTTGGCATACTGCCGTGCTTTTTCTACTAAGTCGTTGTTCATAGTGTGTCCTTTAAATAATTTACAGCGTGTTCTAATATTTTAACATCATCATAGCATTTACCCAAGATAGTGTTGCAATTTGTACACAACAGTCCTCTAACCCTGTTAGTAACATGGTCGTGGTCAACATGAAGCGCAGTTGCGGTTGTTTTAGCCCTTCCTTGCGAAACCTCAGTTTCATGTTTATGACAAACAGCGCAACAATACTTTTGCTTTTGACGCAAAGCATTATACCCGTCTAAGTCTAATCCGTACTGCTTGAGACGCTGCGACTTAGCTTTGTCAGGATTAGCTTTATACCAATTCTGAGTTCCTTGTCGGTGTATCTCTTTCTTTCCGGGTTTCGCTAAGTACGCTCGTCGTCTACACACCATGCAGGTAGAGTCAACATAATCCTTAGACTCTCCTGCTTTATTGACTTTGGTGCTAACAGAGAACTTACTTGTCGGAAGCTCGTGCTTACATACTTTACAGGTAAACTTAAACATAGGTGTCCTTTCTTTGACCACTTATTATGATAACACAAGTCAAGGAAAATGTCAACATATTTATAAAGTATCTTTAATCTCAAGCATACGACCAGTGCTTCCGCTATAAAGAATACTTCCGGCATTGCCTGTAAAACCCGAATAACGATTTTTTAAAACCCTAACATTCGTGGTGTTACGTTCAATCGGGTCAAGCGCCTGTCCGTTACGCTCCAAACCGATAACGATGTCCGATAACTGTGCAATAGCCCCTGAAACACGCAACTGTGCCAAGGATGTAGAAGCACCTTCTTCGTGACCACGGTCACTCGGACGTTTTAAATGACTAACGCAAATTAGTGATATACCAGTCTCTTGAACAAGCATACGTAGCTTCGTCATAATAGCATCGAGAGCTTTCCGTTCATCGCCAACATCACCGCCGCTAATGATAATACTAATGTGGTCGAGCACAACGTAACCACAGCCAAGACCTTTTGCCATGTAGCGCACTCGATTGACAATATTTTCCAAAGAAGTGCTACCAAAATGGTCAAACAAATAAATACGGTCACTTCCCAAAGTTCTATCAAAAGCATCTTTCAGTTCCTCCGGTGTTACTTCTACATCAGGTAAATGGATTGGTTTGTTCACTGCTAACGACATCAACGACCTCGCTGTTTTTCGTACACCTTCCTCAAGAAACATAAGTCCGATGTTGTCATTGGTTTTACATAGGATGTGCCATACAATCTCTCTAAGAAATTGAGACTTACCGAGTCCGCTTCCGGCTGTGACCATGACCAGCTCACCCTTCCTGATTCCGTAGGTGAGTTTATTGAGTGCTTCATATGGATAATCACAATCAGCTTTCTCGATAGGAGCTGAGACCATATCCCAGAGCGTGTTACCTTGAATAATTCCATCAGGGACATAAGCCTCAGCACCCCACCAACAATCAACAAATTCCTTACTACTTCCATTCGCCAAATAGTCGCAAGCATCTTTATATCCTTTTTTATGTTTCATTACCTTCACTTTGCCACCAAAGAGTTCAGCGACAGCTTGTGAAGCCTTTTGTCCTGCTTCATCGGCATCAAACGCTATGACGATGTTCTCAAACGAGTCAATCCATTCATACTGTGCTTTGCAGTCCTTTAGAGCCGCCGCCGCACCGTTTCTAACGCTAACGCAAGGATACTTACTACCTTGCATCTGATAAGCCGCCATAGCATCTAATTCGCCTTCACAGACAGTTAAGTAGCGACCTGCTTTAGCAAAGAGTTGCTGCCCGAACAGCGTAGCGCCATTAAAGTCACCGGCAATGCTGAATTGCTTGTTAGCCACATCCCTAGTCTTAACTGCCGCTAGTGTGCCATCAGCATCGTAGAATGGGTAATAGTGCTTACCAGTTGATTGTTTTACCCCGTAGGTTAAGCAAGTAGCCGAAGTAATACCACGGTCAGAGATACTAGAATTAGTAGCAGAGTCATAAAATTGTATATCCTTGTTCATTGGTTTAACTGCCTTCATTGTTGTTGTTTCACCATTGCTGGCTGTGTAGGTTTCACACTTAAAGCAATGGGTATGACCATCGTCATAGAGCGCATTGGCATTTGAACTGCCGCAATGCTCACACGGTAGGTGCTTTACGAATTTAGATTGATTCATTAAAACTGTTCTCCATCACCTACTTCAATATCTTGCACTTCACCTTCTTTGTGTATGTCTTCAATGCTCATGTTCTCAGCCATTACATAGCAGTCAAATCGACTATTGCCATAAGTAGTGACTTTGTATGTCACCGTGACTGTAAATGTCATATCCACTTCTGTTGGTGCTGTTCTCATTTTTCATTCCCTTTCATAGTGCTTAATGAGTCAATCAAATCGTCAAATAAAATATTGTTTAACTGACAATATAGTCGAACCTTTTTCAATGCGCTTTGCTGTATCTCGTAAATGGTGCTGGTGTGCATCTCCATAATTTCCGCTATCTCCGGCAAACTCATTTCATATTCATCAGACTTAAAACCTGCTTTCATTTCTCTTGTGCCTTTCTTAGTATTGCTCTAATAATTCTATCTAGCCCCACAACTTTTTCGTTAGGATTGAAGTGGAAATGCTTTTTAATTACCCATTCAAATTCCTCTATTTCCTCATCTGTTAGTGTCTTTAACTGTGGCGAGCAAGTATGAATAAAATCCCCTGTAACCCTTTTGCCACAATCCAAGCAAACAGTCCACGCTACTTGGTCATTGTTCATATCATCTCCCATCTACTTGTATAACCCCATGACGAACCCACCAAGGGTATGCTGATTCTACATAAAAACATCTCGAAATACCATCTTTTACACTTAACCAGCCATGCCAATCAGAATGACCTTTTTGATAACTGCCGCATACGGTATGCTCTAGTTCCCATTTAGCGGCTTTGTAGCCGCCGTAAGCCGAGATAAGGGCTACCCCTAGCACGACTAAAATAAACAGTTCCCAAGGCGTTTTAGAGCGTTTGCGAAGGCATCTATCTTCGCTGGCTTCGGTAATGTTTTTATCCACAATGATTTATCCATTTGTATATACAATTCTGCTTCATCAAGGGTGTAAAACCGCCGTACTAACCCGCCCCATTCGTCCCTTACTTCGTACCGTAAATTAGACATTAGTTACCTCATATAACATTGCATTGGCTTTAGCCGCAATAATCTCATCTAAGTCGTTGATTACATTAGCATAACCGTATTCATCGACCAAATCAGCCAT